GTGAAGCCCTCAGCATCATCAGCGCCAGAATTACCGAACTCCGATCTGCTTGAACTGCTGACCAACGCGGGAGTTGATGCGCAGACCATTGTTGCAACGAGTCAGGAGTGGCTGTTTCAGGGGCGGTTGGCGCAGCTTCCGGTTTTTCCACGTAATGACTGGCGCAGCTGGGTGATTATGGGCGGGCGAGGCTCCGGCAAAACCCGTGCCGGTGCCGAGTGGATCAGCGGCATGGCGCAGGGACTTGCGCCTTTCAGCGATAAAGCTTGCGGCAACATTGCTTTGGTGGGGGAGACGCTTGCCGATGTGCGTGAGGTGATGGTTGAAGGGCCTTCTGGTATTCTCTCTGTATCACGGTTGCAAAGGCCGAGGCTGGAAAGCACGCGGCGCAGACTGGTCTGGGAGAGCGGGGCGGTAGCTTCCTTCTATTCATCAGAAGATCCTGACAGTTTGCGCGGGCCGCAATTTTCTGCTGCGTGGTGCGATGAACTGGCGAAATGGAAAAATCCGCAACAGACATGGGACATGCTGCAATTCGGCTTACGGCTAGGAGATAACCCGCGACAGGTGGTGACGACTACACCGAAAATGCAGGCTCTGCTGCGCGATCTGTTGAGTGATCCGACTACGATCATGACACATATGCGTACTGATGAAAATGCAGCACATCTGGCACCGGCCTTTCTGCTGGCGATGCAGCAGCGTTATGCTGGCACATCTCTGGGGCGGCAGGAACTCGATGGTGTGCTGATCGCGGATCGTGAGGATGCGCTGTGGTCGCGGGAGCAGTTGGGGGCACTTTATGATCCACAAGTGCCGGAATTGCAGCGCATTATTATTGCAGTTGATCCGCCTGCCACGTCCACCAAAAATTCGGATGCTTGCGGGATTATTGTGGCGGGTCTGGATGTGCATGATCAGGCATGGGTGCTTGAAGATGCGACCGTGCAAGGTGTGAAGCCCCATCAATGGGCAGCTCAGGTTGTGCAGTTCTATCATCGTTATCAGGCTGATCTGGTGGTGGCGGAGGTCAATCAGGGCGGCGATATGGTGATGGCTGTGATCCATGCACAGGATACGTCTGTTGCGGTGAAAGCAGTGCGCGCGCAACGCGGCAAATATCTGCGCGCCGAGCCGGTTGCTGCACTCTACGAGCAGGGACGTATTCGCCATGCACAGCGTTTTCCGGAGCTGGAAGATGAGATGTGTGACTTTGCTGTGAACGGGCTGTCGTCAGGACGCTCGCCCGACAGAATGGATGCGCTGGTCTGGGCGCTACATACGCTTTTGCTTCAGGACACGCATAAACCACGCATTCGGCAGCTTCGATAAATTACATTACAATCTCGTGAGGTGAACATGGCTTGGAAATGGCCGTGGCGGCATCGTGCTGCCCAAATGCAGGCGCAAAAAGCAACCGCGCCGTCGCAGGCGCAAAAAGTAACTGTGCCGCCTTCCGCAAAAATGCAGCAGGGTTTTGTCGCCCTGCATATGGATGCACAGGCTCGCTGGACAACCCGCAATTATATGGCGCTGTCGCAACAGGGTTTCATGCGTAATCCGATTGTGCATCGCTGCGTGAAAATGATTAGCGATGCCGCAGCCAATGTGCCGTTACTGCTCTATCAGGGTGAGACGGAGCTTGGAGATCATCCGCTTTTGAAGCTGCTGCGCGCACCACACGAAGGTGCTTGCGGCTCCGGATTTTTCGAACAGCTTTACGGGCATTTACTGCTATCCGGCAATGCTTATATCGAACGGCTTGATTATGACGGGCAGGCCAAAGAGTTGCATCTTTTGCGCCCTGAACGGGTGACGATTGAAAGCGACAGTAACGGCTGGCCGCAAGCTCTGCTCTATCGCAATAATACGGCCAGCCGCCGAATTAGCCTCAATGCCGGTTTCGAGACTGGCCTGTCGGCACGGGCTTTACACCTGCGGCTGTTTCATCCGCTGGACGATCATTATGGTTTTCCGCCTTTGGAGGCCGCATTGATGGCGCTGGATATTCACAATGCTACCGCTGCATGGAACAAGGCGCTGCTTGATAATTCTGCCCGTCCTTCCGGTGCGCTGGTCTATGCGCCGAAAGATGGTGGCAATTTGAGCGAAGAGCAGTTTGACCGGCTGAAGACGGAGCTGGAAGAGGGGTATACCGGAGCCGGTGGAGCAGGCAGGCCGCTGCTGCTGGAGGGCGGGTTGGACTGGAAGGCGATGGGACTTTCGCCCAAGGATATGGATTTCATCGAGGCCAAACATGTGGCGAGCCGCGAGATTGCATTGGCTTTTGGCGTGCCGTCCATGCTGCTTGGCATTCCCGGTGATAATACCTATGCCAATTATGCCGAGGCCAATCGTGCTTTTTACCGTCTGACCATTCTGCCGCTTTTGAACCGTACCGCACAGGCGCTGAGCAACTGGCTCTGTCCGCAATATGGTTCCGATCTGCGATTGGAGCATGATCATGACCGGATTGACGGATTGGCGGAAGAGCGCGAGGCGCTGTGGCGGCGGATTGGTGCAGCTGATTTCCTCAGCGATGCGGAGAAACGGCAGGCAGTTGGCTATTCTCTTGAACCGGAGGGGAGGGAGGCATGAACCTGTTCAACCAGACTGGAGAATTAACGCAGGAACAATGGATTTGGCTTGCCAAAATCACCGGTGCCGTCAGCGGTTCTGCCGTCTCACTGGCTTATATGCTGCCAAAGGGCAAGCGCGAGGCGGCGATCCGTTTTGCTGTAGGCCTAATTTGCGGCATGATTTTCGGCGGAGCGGCGGGCGTTAAAATCGCAGAACAACTGACATTAAGCAACAGTCTCGGACAAGCGGAACTGATGCTGATGGGTTCAGCCGCTGCGAGTTTTGCTGCATGGACAGCGCTTGGTTTCTTCAAGCGGTTTACCGACAGGCTTAAAAATCAGGACAGCATGATTTTCCGTAAAAGGAGTGCTGCCGATGACAATTAATACCGGTCAGGGCTTGTGGTTCAGTGGCTATGCCAGCCTGTTTTCCCTCACGGATTTGAGCGGTGATATTATTGAGCGCGGGGCTTTCGCGGCCAGTCTCAAGCGGGGCGGGACAGTGCGGATGCTCTGGCAGCATCAGGCAGATAATCCCATCGGCATCTGGACGAAGATAATGGAAGATCAGCGCGGCCTTTATGTGGAAGGGCAACTGGCCGAAGGCGTGGCGCGGGCTGATGAGGCATGGCGCTTGCTCTCGGAAGGGGCGCTGGATGGGTTGTCGATCGGATTTTGGGCTGTGCGCAGCAAGAAAGCCACGGCCACCGGCCAACGGCATATTCTGGAAGCGGAGCTTTGGGAAATCTCGCTGGTGACATTTCCGATGCTGCCACAGGCGCGCGTCACCGCTGTTCAGCATAAACAGCATGATGAAAACAGTACTGCGCGGATCATCCGGCAGGCTACATTTCAGCTCCATAGCAACAAATAATCTCATCCGGTCGGTTTGCATCGGTTCATTATACTTCAACTGTAAAAAGGACAGGCAATGACGATCAAGCAGATGCACAAAGCAGCTAAGATGCCGGCTCTGGAAATCAAAGCGCTGAATAGTCAGCAGGAAGTCGGGCAGGCTTTCGGTGAATTTATGCAAGCCTTTGAGGGCTTTAAACAAGCCAATGATGAGCGCCTCACACAGATTGAAAAACATGTTGGTGCGGATGTTCTGACTGTTGAAAAAGTGGAGCGTCTTAACCGTGCCATGGATGAGCAGAAAGCGGCGCTGGATCAATATGTGTTGAAACAGGCACGCCCTGCGCTGGGAGGTGAGGAGCGTTCCATCCACAGCCCTGTAGTTCGGGAACATAAACAGGCTTTTGACCGCTATGCCCGCCGTGGTGATGAGCAGGCGCTGCGCGGACTTGAACAGAAAGCGCATTCCTATGGTTCGGGGCCGGATGGCGGTTATCTCGTGCCGTCTGAACTGGAAACGGCAATCGGCACGCGTTTGGCGGCACTTTCGCCGGTGCGTGGTTTGGCAACCGTGCGTCAGGTTTCCGGTGCGGTTTTGAAGAAACCATTTTCTATCAGCGGACCGGGTACGGGCTGGGTTGGTGAAGAGGGCGCACGCCCGCAGACCACCAATGCCAAACTGGCAGAATTGCAATTCCCGACCATGGAGATTTATGCCATGCCTGCGGCAACCGCCAGCTTGCTGGATGATGCGGCGGTGGATGTGGAACAGTGGATTGCTGCCGAGGTTGAAACAGCTTTTGCCGAACAGGAAAGCGCTGCTTTTATCAATGGTGATGGTGTGAACAAGCCGCATGGCTTTTTAGCCTATGATACGGTTGATGAAGCGTCATGGGCATGGGGCAAACTTGGTTGTCTGAAGACCGGTGTTGCCGGTGCCTTGCCTTCTTCCAGCCCGTCTGATCTGCTGATTGATCTGGTCTATGCGCTCAAATCCGGCTACCGCCAGAATGCTCATTGGATGATGAACCGTAAAACACAATCGGCACTGCGTAAGCTCAAAGACAGCAATGGCAATTATCTCTGGCAGCCGCCGGCATCGCTTGGCCAGAAAGCGTCCTTCATGGGCTTCGGTCTGGTGGAAGCCGAGGATATGCCGGATATTACAACCGACAGCACACCGATTGCCTTTGGTGATTTTGGCCGTGGTTATTTGATTGTTGATCGCATTGGTATCCGCGTGCTGCGCGATCCGTATTCTGCCAAACCATATGTATTGTTCTACACCACCAAACGTGTGGGCGGTGGTGTGCAGGATTTTGATGCGATCAAACTGCTCAAATTTGCAGCTTAAGTTTACTGAGAGAAGGCGGTTTTGCCTGTTCTTGCAGGGCAACATGAATCATTCTGTCAGAGAGTGATTTTATCATATTGTTTTTATTATAAATTACGGGAGATAGCATGGTTCTCCGTCTTATAACGCCGCCGGTCAGCGAGCCGGTGACGACAGCATTGCTGCGCGATTTTTTACGTTTGCCACTAGGGCAGGAAGAAGATTTGCTGGAACGGCTGATCTGTACTGCGCGTGAGGTGATTGAGCAACATTGTAATCTGGTGATGTTGCCGCAGTGCTGGCATTTACAGCTCGCCAACTGGCCGCAATCGGGCAGAATTGCACTCTATAAAGCGCCGGTCATTTCCATCGATAAAGTACAGGGTTTTGCTGCCGATGGCAGTGAGGTTTTGTTTAGTAAGGATGATTGGCGTCTGGATACGGAGAGCCGTCCGCAGCGGGTTTATCTCCGTAGACCTCCGTATATCACCATTGCCCGTGGGTTGGAAATTGAGCTGACTGCCGGTCTGGCGAGTGAGCCGTCAGGTCTGCCTGAAACATTGCGCCATGCCTGTGTGATACTGGCGGCGCATCTCTATGATAACCGTAACTCTGCCGAGGCAGGCGGGCTGATGAGCAGTCTGCCGGATATGGTTGCACAATTGGTGGCACCGTGGTTGCGGCGGGGGCGGCTATGAACCTGCAATTCATTGATGCGGGACAGTTCAAAATATTTCTGAGCCTGCAAGAGAACCGTCCGCTGTTTGATGACAGTGGCAGCTATCAGGAGCAGTGGACAGAAGTTGCCACGCTCTGGGGCAGAATTGAACCTAAGAAAACCGGCAGCCAATCCTTCGCATTGCAGGCCATTCCCAATCTGACACATCGCATCATAACCCGTTATCGCAGCGATATAGCTGTTTCTATGCGGCTGACGCAGGGGACAAGGCATTTCACGGTGCTCGGTTTGCATGACCCCGATGAAAGCCAACGCTATCTCATCTGCTCAGTTAGAGAGGAAATCCGATGAATTTTTCTATGCGTTTTATATTTGAAGCCTTGTTACGCACGCTGCGTCTTGTCGGTTTGCAGGCCTGTGAGCAAGCTTTGTCCAACAAACGTGACGGGCTGTTTTTGAAAAGTCCCGACACTAAAACACCGCCAGCCAATCCTGAACAGGATAATAAGGTATGACGGGTGCGGCGCTCGCTCTACAAAAGGCAATATTGGCGTGGCTGCAAGCCGCGCCTTTGCTGATGGAAAAACTGCAGGGACAGGGCATCTATGATCATGTGCCACCCCATGCAGTGTTTCCTTATATCAGCCTTGGCCAAAGTCAGGTCTATGCCTGGGATACCGATACCGGCACCGGCGAGGAACATAGTCTGGTGCTGCATGTCTGGGCGCGCTCCAATGGCCGCAGACAGGTGCTGGAACTGATGATGCTGGTGGAGGAGTTGCTGGAGGCTTTGGGGAGCAATGCTTTGAGGCCGGATATCGGTGGATTTCATCTGGTCAATCTGACTTTGCAATCTTCACAAACTCGTAATGACGAATTGCGCGATGGTTATAGCGGGCAATTGCGCTACCGCGCGGTAACCGAGAAAATTGAAGGGATGTAACGAATGGCAGCCCAGAGAGGGAAAGACCTGTTGCTGAAAATTGCAACAGGCGACGACACATTTCAGACCTGTGCAGGTTTGCGCAGCAAGCGCATTGCGTTCAATGCGGAGACTGTTGATGTGACTGATGCCGATGCTTCAGGGCGCTGGCGGCAATTGCTGGCTGGCAGCGGTGTACAGCGTGCATCGGTCAGTGGTGCGGGTATTTTCAAAGATGCAGCATCTGATGCACTGATCCGCACAGCATTTTTCAATGGTGATATTCTGAACTGGCAGATTGTTGTGCCTGACTTTGGCACGGTTAGCAGCTTGTTTCAGATCACTGCGCTGGAATATGGCGGTGCGCATGATGGTGAAGTGACCTTTGAAATTGCCTTGGAATCCGCTGGTTTTGTCAGTTTCGGAGCGCAGCTATGATGGTCAATGCCAGACGGGGTGAAATTGCAGCAGTCTTGAATGATAAGGACTGGGTTTTGTGCCTGACACTGGGCGCATTGGCTGGACTCGAAGCTGCATATGAAGCAGAAGACTTGTCGGCTCTGATTGCCCGTTTTTCAACGGGCAGTTTGAAAGCGGAAGATATGATCCGCATTGTCACTGCGGGATTGCGTGGTGGTGGTCATGATGTGGCGGAAGATGATGTGGCCGATATGCGCATTGATGGTGGTGCTGTCGGTTTTGCCCGTCTTGTCGCGCAATTGCTGGAAGTGACTTTTGGTGTGAGCACCGAAAAGTCGGAAAACGTAGCACAATCAAAAAATTAGAAGCCGCAATTGAATCAATGTCTTTCCCCTGGGATGCGCTGATGCATTTCGGGTTGGGACAATTGCGGCTGTCATCACAGCATTTCTGGCAACTTAGTCTGCCGGAGATCAGAGCGCTAACCGGCGCTATGCGTGGCGGCAGGCAGGCGCCGTCTCGCGTCATTCTCAACAGCCTGATGCAGGCTTTTCCTGATGGTGAAATATGAATGATACAGGCACGCAGCAGCAGTCGGTCACGGTTTCTGTCGAGGCGGATACCAGCGGTTTTGACCGTGCGCTGGATAATTTACAAAAGCGCTCCGGCGCGTTCGGGCAGAGCCTGACCTCGGCTTTTAAAAGCGCGGTTACATCCGGTAAAGGACTGGATGATGTGCTGCGAGGGCTGGCGTCGAATATGGCCTCCATGGCGCTTGATGCAGGGATGAAGCCGCTTCAGGGCTTATTCTCTTCGATGTTCTCCGGTCTGATGGGCGGGCTTGGTGGCCTGGGCGGAGTGAAACCTTTTGCCAAAGGCGGGGTGGTTTCCAGCCCGACTTATTTCGGGCTCGGGAGTGGTTTTGGCGTGGCCGGTGAGGCGGGTGCCGAGGCGATTTTACCCTTGGCGCGAGGCAGTGACGGCAGTCTTGGCGTGGCGATGGGCAGTGGCGGAAGAGGACGAAGTATGCAGATCAATTTTAATATGTCCTCACCGGATGCTGCCTCGTTCAGTCGTTCCGAAGCGCAGATCAGTGCCATGCTGGCGCGCGCTGTGCACCACGGCACCAGATGTATGTGAAGGGACGGGACATGCAGGATTTATCTTCATTCCATGATGTGTCTTTTCCACTCGGCGTTTCTTTCGGTGCAACCGGCGGGCCGGAATGGCGCAATGAGATTGTGGGGCTGACATCCGGCCATGAAAAACGTAATGCGCGCTGGTCGATGTCGCGCCGCTTTTATGATGCCGGAACAGGATTACGCTCGCTCAATGATCTGCGCGATGTGCTGCGCTTTTTCGAAGCTCGGCGCGGGTCGCTTTATGCTTTCCGGTTTCGTGATCCGTTTGATCATCTCTCATCGGAACAGGATGCGCCGCCACAGGCAACAGATCAGTTTTTGGGTCGTGGTGACGGCACAATACGGCAGTTTCAGCTGGCAAAACATTATGGCGATTATCAACGCATTATTACCAAGCCGGTGCCGGAGACCGTGCAACTCGCCGTGGACGGGGTGACGCTTGCGGCTGATGCATTCAGCGTGAATTGGCAGAACGGCATTGTTGAGTTTCACGAAGACCATGTGCCGCCGCCGCAGGCAAAGGTGACGGCGGGTTTCCTGTTCGATGTGCCAGTGCGTTTTGATACGGATCGTCTGAGCGCCAGTATTGCCAGTTTCAAAGCCGGTGAAATTCCGTCTATTCCGATTGTTGAGGTGAAGTGATGCTGACACTGGCTCCGGAATTTGAATCACATTTGCAAGGTGATGTGACAACGCATTGTTTCGCATGGATTTTAAGGCGCAAAGACGGAGCGGTTTTCGGCTTCTGCGATCACGATAAATCCTTGCCAGTTAAGGGCATAAATTGCTTTCCCCAAAGCGGAGTGAATGGTTCTGAAGCCGGAAGTCAGATGGGGCTTTCCGTAGACAGTTCCGAGATCGAAGGCGCACTGACCAGTGATATGTTGAGTGATGCGGATATTGAGCGCGGACTTTACGATGGTGCAACAGTGGAGACTTATCTGGTCAACTGGGCGCAGCCGCAGCAATTCGTGCTTTTACGCAGCAGCGTGATTGGCAAAATTACCCGCAGTGGTATGAAATTTATTGCCGAGCTGAAAAGCAGTGCGGCTTTGCTTGACCGCGTATTCGGGCGACGTGCCAAGCGGGGCTGTGATGCAGAATTTGCAGACAGGCGCTGTGGTATCAATCCGGCCGATCCGCGCTATGCCGGTGCGGGGATCGTGGAAGTTGTGAACGGACAGGATGTGATTGTCTCAGGCTTGAGTGCTTTCGCAACGCACTGGTTTGAGCGGGGGAGGATCACTTGGGCAAGTGGTCAAAATAAAGGCAGTGCGAATAGTATTGTTTCGCATCTGCGTCAGGGAGAAGCTGCCAGTCTGATCCTGCAGGATTTGCCGGTCTATGACATTCAGGTCGGGGATCATTTTCGTATATTGGCAGGTTGTGACAAGAGTTTTCAGCAATGCCGTGACCGCTTTGCCAATCATGAGAATTTTCGTGGTTTTCCGCATATTCCCGGTAATGATGCTGCCTATTCCTTTGCTGGTGGTGAGGGCAATTTCGACGGCGGGGTGCTGGTGCCATGACAATAGTGCCCGTTAATGAAAGGGTTTTAGCAATTGCGCAGACATGGCTTGGTACACCTTACCGGCACGGCGCCAGCCGTTTGCAGGTTGGCTGTGATTGCCTCGGATTGATACGTGGTATCTGGCGGGAGCTTTATGGTACGGAGCCTGAGGATGCGGGTACCTATTCCCGCGATTGGGCTGAGCTCACACAGGATGAGCCGCTGATCAGCGCCGCACGGCGGCATATGCATTTAAAACCGCTCTCCGATATGCAAGCCGGTGATCTGATGATCTTTCGTTGGCGGGACGGTGTAGCCGCCAAGCATTTAGGTATCATGGCGGAGAGTAATCGTTTCATTCATGCCTATGAGGGGCATAGCGTGACACTTTCTGCAGTGGTTCCACAATGGCGACAGCGGATAGCCGCAGTCTTTGCATTTCCAGAGAGTTGTTAGAATCCTTCGGTTTGAAGACAGGTCATCTTTTTCATGAGTACACTGGTTCTTCAGGCGGCGGGCGGCATGATTGGCGGGCTGTTCGGCCCCGTTGGCGCGGCAATCGGCAGTGCCATCGGTGCGATGGGCGGCTATATGGTCGATACTGCGCTGATCAACTCAACGCGGCGTATTGAAGGGCCACGGCTTTCCGGTACACGTCCGATGCAGGCGGAGGAAGGGGCGGCACTACCTGCTGTCTACGGCACAATGCGTGTCGGTGGTACGCTGATCTGGGCGACACGTTTTGAAGAACAGAAAGCCACCACCCGTCAGGGTGGCAAGGGCGGCCCGAAAACGACAACCTACAGCTATCATGCCAATGCGGCTTTTGCGGTGGCGCAGGGCGAGATTTCCGGCATCCGGCGGATTTGGGTTGACGGTCAAGAGCTTGATCAGACGCAGGTAACAATCCGTATTTATAAAGGCACGGAAACACAGCAACCCGACCCGCTGATTGAAGCACGTCAGGGGGCTGGTAAGGCGCCAGCCTATCGTGGCACGGCCTATGTGGTGTTTGAACGCCTGCCGATTGATGCCTATGGCAACCGGTTGCCTTTGTTGCAATTTGAAGTAATGCGCAGTGTGGGCAGACTGGCGCAGGATATTCAGGCCGTAGCACTGATCCCCGGAGCAACGGAATTCGGCCTATCGCCGCAAATGGTGAGGGATGAACCGCGTCCTGGTGAAACACGGGCGCTCAACCGCAATACTCTGCGCGCGCAAAGTGACTGGACAGCATCGCTGGATGAGTTGCAGGCATTGTGTCCTAATCTGAAAACTGTGGCACTGATCGTACCATGGTTCGGCACAGATTTACGTGCAGGAGAATGCCGGATTATGCCCGGTGTGACAGCACGTGGAGCGCGAAAACCAAGTCATAGCTGGCGGGTAAATAACGTTGACCGTTCCGGTGCGCATCTGATTTCCGACAACGGGACTGAAAAAGCCTATGGCGGTACGCCTGCTGATTTTTCCGTGATTGCTGCGATCAAAGATGCAAGGCAACGCGGACTGAAAGTCACGCTCTATCCGTTTATTATGATGGATATTCCAGCCGATAATCAGTTGCCTGCGCTGGATCATGACGGTTTTCAACCGGTCTATCCGTGGCGCGGCAGAGTAGGTTTGCCTGCTGGAACGGATAAGACAACGGAAGCCGGAGCGCAGCTTGAGCGCTTTGCCAATGGTGTCTGGGGCTACAGGCGTTTTATCCGTCATTATATTGATCTTGCGCGCAGTGCCGGTGGTGTTGATGCACTCCTTATAGGCTCGGAACTGCGTGGTCTCACGCAAATCCGCAATGAGCAGAACGAATTTCCTTTCGTCAGTCATTTATGTGAGCTGGCTGAAGCCGCACGCACCGCTTTAGGAGCGGGTTGCAAAATCACCTATGGTGCCGACTGGTCAGAATATTTTGGCTATCACCCACAGGATGGCAGTGGTGATGTCTATTTTCATCTTGATCCGCTTTGGGCGCATCCGGCCATAAATGCCATCGGCATCGATAATTACATGCCTCTGAGCGATTGGCGTGATGGTGATGAGCGCAGTATTGATCCTGCTTTGCCACCTTCCGCCTATAATGAGGCTGCTTTGCAAAGTGCCATTGCCGGAGGTGAGGGCTATGACTGGTATTATGCCTCCGATGCGGACAGGCGTGAGCGCAAACGCACGGCAATAACAGACGGGCTGGCGGGCAAACCATGGGTATTTTGCTATAAAGACTTGCGCTCATGGTGGCAAAATCAGCATTTCAACCGCATCAACGGTGCAGAGCAGGCGCAGCCGACAGCTTGGCAACCAATGTCCAAGCCATTCTGGTTTACCGAACTTGGTTGCGCAGCCGTCGATAAAGGGCCGAACCAGCCAAATGTATTCCCTGATCCGAAATCATCTGAAAATGCCTCGCCTTATTTTTCTGACGGGTCGCGCAGTGATCTTGCGGCGGATCGTTTCTTACGGGCGCATTTTTCCTATTGGCAAAAGGCCGGTGAGCATAATCCAGTTTCACCTGTCTATGGTGGCACCATGCTTGATGCGGCGCAGATTTATATCTGGGCGTGGGATGCGCGACCATTTCCGGAATATCCGTTGAAAGCTGACATCTGGGGGGATGCCGCCAATTGGGCGACAGGGCATTGGCTCAATGGACGTCTGAGTGGTGTGGCGCTGGAAGAATTGCTGCTGGCATTGCTGAAAGATTTTGGTTTGGAAGGATTAGCTGATTGTCGTGGCGTTGAGGGTTATTTGTCGGGGTATATTGCCGACAATCCGGCCAGTGGGAGGGCATTGCTGGAGCCGCTGATGGATATATTTAGTGTGGTGGCTTTTGAACAGGCCGATGAACAGCATAAGCTGGTATTTCGCAGTCTGTCACAGCGTCTGCAACCGCTTGTGCTGGATGATTATGCACTGGAACGTGATGACCAGTGGCCGGTTCGCACATTGGAAGATGTCGAGGAACTGCCTGCCAGTGCTGAAATCTATTTCAGTGATCCCTTGCGCGATTATCAGTCAGCCAGTGCACTGGCACAGCGCTCCGGCTGGCAACGTGCAGGGCATGAAAGCCTGTCTCTATCTGCCGCAATGGAACGCGGACAAGCACAGGCACTGGCTGAAAGCTGGCTGGAGCGAAAACGTGCGGAACGCAGGACAGTCAGTTTCTCTCTGCCGTGGACGCAGGCTCAATTGACAATCGGTGACAGGGTGCGTGTACCCGAATTGGCTGGCAATCGCGATTTTCTTATCGTGAGTTTTGAAGATGGCGCGGCGCGGCGTGCTAAAGCTGTGGCACTGGCTCCTGTTTTGCGGCGACCTGACCGTACGCGTATGCCGTCACTGCCGCAGTCTGAAGGAGGCATTGCTGCGGGGCCTCCATTGTTTCATATGCTTGATCTGCCGATGTGGTCAGGCATTGAAAATGAACAAAATCAGCTTCGGGTCGCCTGTTATGCAAAGCCGTGGCGGGAGGTGTTACTTTATGTTTCACCGGAAAATAGCGGCTATCAATTGCGTACAGTGATTCCCTATGCGGCGGTTATGGGGGAGCTGATCACAGAACTCCATGCTTCAGATAGTGGTCGTTTTATGCATGAGCAGAGTTTTGATGTGCGGCTTTATCACGGTGAGTTACATAGCGGCTCACAAGTGCAAATTCTCAATGCAGGCAATACCGCTTTGGTGCAAACCGCAACCGGTAGCTGGGAGGTTTTGCAATTCATGCATGCGGAAGAAATTGCCGCAGGTCATTGGCGGCTGAGGACATTGTTGCGGGGGCAGGCCGGTACTGAAACGGAAGCGCAACTTGTCAAGCAGTCCGGTGCTACTTTTATTGCGCTGGATGATCGTGTTGTGCCAGCCGGATTGCAGCAATCAGAGAACGGTTTAATGCTGAACTGGCGTGCAGGGCTTGCTGGTCGCGATTTTACGGATGAATATTTTACTACTCAGTCGCTGACAGGCGGCATACGTGCTTTAAGGCCGCTGAGTCCCGTTCATTTGCGTTATAAGCGTCAGACCAATGGAGATTTGCGTTTTCAGTGGATTCGTCGCGGGCGCATCGATGCGGATAGCTGGATGGGGGAAGATATCCCGCTTGGTGAAGTTACAGAAAAATATCAGGTGGAGATGTGGCATGGTGAAACTCTGTTACATTCAGGAGTCGTCACTGAACCACAGTTTATATATTCCGGAGCAGTGCCTGAAGGTGCAGAACTGCAGTTCAGGGTAGCACAGATCAGTCAGGCTTGCGGGGCAGGGGATGTTAGCCTCGTCAGATTGAATGGCAAAAAGGGCAATTGA